ATGAAAAGTATGACAGCAGTATTGAGTATTGTGCTCGCAGGAACGTTATCAGGGTGCGCAGCAGTCCAATATAACGATGGTGAAAAGGTCAGCATTCAGGCTGATGCGTGGTACGGTCTCGATAGTTTGCATTCTACGGCCGTTAAAGCCTGTCAGCAGTATGGCAAATCAAAAGCAGTATATGTCCATAGCGCAAATATGAACCCGAATTTGCCGAAGGGCAGCGGGGTACAAAATACCATCTGGAAATGTGAGCCATGATGAGGCCGGGTTGCTGAATCTGTGCCAGACAGAAGGGGATATTCGGCGCGTAAGGCAGGGAATAAGAATGCCGTTCCGGTACGGTTTGCTGAATATCGGCTATGCAGTAGTTTGCCAGATATTTAGTCGCCAGTGCCGCAGCGGCATTGCCGTCTTTAGTGTAGGCCAAGACGGATCAGTTCAACGGGTTCGAACTTACCTTCATTCCCTTCAACTTCAACGGTTTTGCTGCGACGTAATTGGGCGGGGGTGAGTCCACTGGCGTGGATAGCAACAATTTTACCCGTTTTACCTGTCCCATTAATCATCACCTGGCTTCCGTTGGTAATAGGATTGCGGTTACGATCGTAAGTGACCATGGGTATTTCTCCTTTTTTCTCTGTGCATCAAAAAAAACCGTATTGCGTACAAGGCCGGGCCCTGGCAACGGACGTAATATAAATACGCCTTTGCGCCTGTCATGTTTTGAGTTTGATCAATGTCACACTTTTTAGCCGTTAAGAGGCGACTCTTCTCCGGGTGAGAGGTATTTTAATAGTTAAAGAACGCATAACACTTACTTTTTTATAAAAAAACATAATATCAGCGTGTCGCTTTTTATCTGTTGATAGCGATAAACGCGAATATTCTGTTGAACTAATAATCGATACCGCCCTGGGTAATTTCCCGGATAAACCCATGGACCTTCTGCAGGTTATTCGTCCCATCCCTGGGACTCACCCCTTCGGAGCCGACGTCAACATCGTTCAAAAACGCTCCGGGCGTTTTTGTCCATGCTGGCGGCCCCGGCTCAGCGATTTTCAGCCGCGCCAGCCCCCTGCGGCATGTCCCGTTATTCCATGCTGACCATTCCGCCGCTGAAAAACCTTCAGCAAGGATATCGCAGCGTGACGGCCACGGGAGGGCAGCGCAATGCCGGGGGCAGCCGACCTTAAACGATCGGCATTAATCTGCGGGTGGCTTGATTAACAGCTGTAACAAAATGGCCTTACCACCTTAGCGAAGATCTGGCCCGTGAAAGTGTCCACCACCAGGACCACCGCCGGGTCCGCCTCCGTGGCCTCCCGGCGGAAGGATGCATCCGGAAAGAGACATGACTCCGCAGAGCACAAAAATGACAAGGATAATTTTTTTCATAATAAACTCCTGAACTGGCGAGCCTCAATTCCAAACCAAAAATGTGATTATTTTATGGAGAATCAATAATTCCCCTTCGCGACACACCTTAATTAGGAATATTCCATGAGGAAGCCTGGCCGCGAGGTCATCAAAGCGATGTGTTGACCTGAGTGATATTTCTGCTGACTCACCGAAGGGGTGTCCAACACCGCTATTCTTCTGTTGAGAATCGACAATTGGCACTATCGCGGGGCATGAGACCTGGAAGACTAGCTCTCACGCTGTGCCTGAGGTCGGTAGGACGGCAGAGCTTCCGCGAAGGGCGGCGATAATCCTCCCCACATCGTACCGAAGTACGGCATAGCGCCAGGCACCGTGTCCGAACCGAGTCGTTATGACGAAAAAATGTGGGATCTTACCGCCAGCAGAGAGAGAGCATTGTCAATGCAGGAAAGTTTTCGAAATTCGGTGGCGGGAGCGGTAGTGCGTGGTCATGCACGATGCCATTACGCCATCGAACGACATGCATTTATCTTGAATAATCCGTGAGGAGGGTCTGTTTAAAAATACGCCGGCTAGTAATGTGAGCAAAAAAGCTAGCAACGGAATAGCTATATGGGTTTTCACTGGCAAGGAATCCGATATCGCGAATAATGCTGAATAATCTACACCCTCAGTATGAAGGTAAAGTGACGATCCTCGTTGCCATCAGGGGGCCGGGTACGGCGGAAGGAATGAATTTCTCACAATGAAGCTAATACTATGTTCGGAAAGCTAAAAACGGAACGCCCCCTGGTGCAGTCAGCAACAGGGGGCGGTTACGGGTGGGGATTATCGTCGTTCATCAGTCATCCCATTTGTGGCTTAGATACGCGGCAAGAAAACCAAAGAACAGAATTGTTCCCAGTACTGCCATAAATACATGCATATTATCCAGCTTAACCGCATCCCATTGAACTAATCATTCGTGAACTGGCTAAGCACAAGAAATTCATTCAGCAGGTAATGGGGCGTAACCATGGCTAAGAACTCGATCGACGCATACGGCGCCAGCGGTAAAACCAACGTTCTGATGTTCGAACCTGAAAAACTGCACCTGGTTACCGATAAAACCCACCCGCTTTACGACGAACGTATCCATCTGCCGATTAACGAGGCGATGGTACTGAACATCATGGACCAGGGTGTTCTGGAGCCGATTATTGTCTGGAAAGACCCGGAAACGGGGCTGTCCTGTGTGGTCGATGGCCGTCAGCGTGTCCGTCATACCTTGGAAGCCAACAAGCGTCTGGCAAAAGAGGGTAAAACTCCGCTGCTGTTTCCGGCGGTCACTAAACGCGGATCTGCTGTTCGCATGGCTCAGGCAATGGTCAGCGCAAACGAAATCCGCCAGGCCGATACTCCGTTGGGCCGAGCTAAGAAGATGGCCGACGCACTGGAGCGTGGTCACGATGAAGAGGACCTTGCGCTGATGTTCGGGGTCAGCATCCAAACCGTACGCGCAACACTCTCTTTGTTGGATGCAACCCAGGCTGTTAGGGATGCAGTGGAGCAGGGAGCCATAACCGTAACCCAGGCTCGCCAGCTTACATCTCTCACACCAGATGAGCAGCGGGAAAAGGTAGCGGAAATCGAAACGGCGACGGCTGGCACCACCGGTCACGAAAAATCACGTCGTCAGTGCCAGGTGCTGGGCGAAACAAAACCACGCCTTAAAACCCGCAAAGAAATCATTAAGGCTCTGGATGGTGCCAGTGGCGATTATGCTGAAGCACTGCGCTGGGTGTTAGGGGAGGATGCTGCATGAATAGCCCGATTTCAAATCTTGCCCTTGGAAAAATGAGAAAGGACGCTGAACGAATGTTGGCGTTGCGTAGTCCAGCTGTCGATGAGGAATGGTGGGAAAGAATGCTCTCCATAGTGATAGAGCTGCAAGAACGCCGAGCTAAGGGAGTGGCCCAATGAAAACTGATATCACCGAACTGGCGCAGCTACGTGCTGAACTTTCAAATCCGGCAATTGGCAGTAAAGGCCATCTGCGAAAACTTGCTTTATCGCTGGTACCTGAACACAGGTGAAACGGAAAAGGCCTGTAATCAGTTCCCTCGCTGGGTATACGGCGGCGGCAAAGTTCTTCCCGGCCTTGTGACCCGTCGCGCAGCGGAGAAACAACTCTGTCTGGATGGCCTGAAATGAACATGATTTGCTTCGTTTTCGCTGTGTTGCTGGCCTTCGATGGTAATGATGCGTGGCCGTGGTTTCTGGCTGTTGGAGTAATCATGTCATGGGCCGATTAATTGCCATTATCAGCGCAGTAGTTATCTGCCTGATAGTCAGCCTCGGCTGGCTTGTCAGTCACTACAACAGCAACGCCACCACCTACAAAGAACAGTGCGATAAAGCCACTGAAAAGCTCAGTCTGGCGAACGCCACCATCACCGACATGACAACTCGCCAGCGTGATGTTGCTGCGCTGGATGCTAAGTACACGAAGGAATTAGCCGATGCGAAATCTCAGCTTGATGATCTGCAGCGCTGCGTTAGCTCTGGCAAGTGTGGGTTGCGCATCAACGCAAAATGTCCCGCGAACGGAGCGACCGGCACCAGCGGCGTGGGCGATGCTTCCGGCCCCCGACTTACAGACTCCGCTCAACGGGATTATTTCACCCTCAGAGAGCGAATCGTCACCATCACCGGGCAAGTGAGCTACCTGCAGGACTATATCCGCACGCAGTGTCTGAGGTGACGATGCTGGTACGAGTGGTTAATTATCTCCCCCAAATCTTCCGGAAGTGATATCAATGATGATAAGTTAACCTCCTTCATTAGGAGGGCTATATGGCTGATTGGTTTAGTGCGAATGCAAGTTCGATAATTGCCGCAGCGTCGGCAGTGGTCGGCGGTCTTGTAACAGGGCTGTTTAACTTTTTCTCAAACCTGTCCAATTCAAAAAATTTGAGGGAAGCAAGGGAGAGTCAGAACAATTTTGAGAAATGGAAAACTAACCGAGAATTTTATGTAAACAAGGCTGAAGAGATTTTTGACTTAATTGATAGATGGGGTAAGAGTGCGAATACGCTTCATCAAATCCAAACGCTTCGGATTCAGGGTTTGAATAGTGATGAGGACGTTGGGAGGGCATGGCGTAATTATAATGAAGTCATCCAAAATCAAAGAATAAATATGCTTTTAAGTTTGTATTACAAAGACTTTAAAAGCGATCTTAATGAGATTTCAGCATTGTCTGAAAAAATCAATTATGATTATGCCTTGACCGTTTCAAGAAAAAATGATAACGATAACAATGCTTTTCTTCGTGAAACAAGCGCAAGAAATGAAGAGATAAACAAGAAGATCAGTCATTTTAAAACTCAACTTGCACAACTAACTCAAGTTCATCTATAACGCTTTGTAGTGTTTTGGTTACCAGTTTAAAGTCGTCCTCTGGATGGATAATGTCATAAATAACCGCAAGTAGATCTTTCATTGTTGCAACAAAAGCCACCAAGCGTGGCTTTTTTAATAGCTGATATTACTACAGGCACACAGATCCCCGGAATGGAAGTTCCGTTCACGTGGCAAGCTAGTCTGGAGTTAAATGCGTGGCTTTATTCTGCGTTGGGGCAGTGCAATCTGGATAAGGCGGGGATTAGAAGTATTGAAGAACGCCGCAGCACTTTGCAAGAATCAGACAAATAACTATCACGATATGATTTATTGCAGGGGCATAAGCTAAAGCAAGGTTATAGAGTTTTTCCATCGCGAGCCTCGTTGAGTCGTTTAGTGTTCTTATAGTGTAACTAATCAACATCTCTGAACTTATCTAGCTGCTCAGTACCCAGCGTGACATCTTGAAGAAGTGGCAATGTTGCGTTTATAAAGCTCTGCAAATGGGGTCTTCAAGGTGCTATTGACAGAGTTTTATGTGAGTTTTATGCACTACCGGTTAAATAATTCCCCGGTGAGTATTTGAGCAACCCAGAGGAATGTTCTGTATGGCTGAAGTTGAAGACCGCCGGCCATTCCCTCCCGTAAACTTCACTGGCGAAAACTGGCTGCCTTACACCCAGCTAATCCCTGCTACCGAAATCGGAGAATGGGTAAATCAGAACATCCTCTCCGAAGAGGGTCGAATCCATAACCCTGACCATACGCACTTGCTTGATGCTGATATTGCGTTCATGTGGGCCTCTGGCTCATTCGCCAAAAGCGGTCGCATTGTGCTGGGACAGTGTGAGCAGGTAATGATGCGCGCCGGCGGATGGCGGAAAGCCAGAATGGAACAGCAGATGCATGAATGGTTTGGCCGCATACCGAAGTTCATCATCACGCTGGCTGCTGACTACTGCGAGCAATGCAACAATCTGGAGTTCTGCGCACTGGTGGAACATGAGCTTTATCACATCGCCCAGGCTACCGATGACTATGGCGCGCTGAAGTTTAACAAACAGACCAGGATGCCGGTGCTCACGCTTCGCGGCCACGACGTCGAAGAGTTCGTTGGCGTGGTCCGGCGTTACGGCGCCAGCAAAGACATGCAGGAAATGGTAGATGCGGCGAACAGGCCAGCGGAGGTTGCTCATATCGATGTTGCCAGGGCTTGCGGGACTTGCATGCTGAAACTAGCTTAATAATTGGACTGTACTGGACGGATGGTGAAACATGGCTGCACTAAAACCAGAGGTGAAAGCCGCCATCGTTCAAATGCTTGCGTGCTATGACACCCCCTCTCAGGTGGTCGAGGCTGTCCAGAAAGATTTCGGTATTTCCATCACCCGGCAGCAGGTCGAAACTCACGACCCGACAAAGGTCAGCGGCAAGACGCTGGCGAAAAAATGGGTCGACATGTTCAACGCGACTCGCGACCGCTTCCTCAATGAAATTTCCGATATCCCGATCGCCAATAAAGCCTATCGCCTGCGCGTCCTGCAGCGAATGTCGACGACTGCCGAGAACATGAAGAACATCGGCATGACCGCGCAGTTGCTGGAGCAGGCTGCTAAAGAGGTTGGGGATGTCTACACCAACAAACAGAAGGTTGAGCAAAGCGTTGTTGCCACCCATAACGTTATGCCGGTCCCGTCCTGCGATAACGTAGAAGACTGGGAAAAAGCGGCGCAGAAACAGCAGGGCGAGGTATTGGGGGGATGAATTACAAAGCCGTCTGGAAGCCTTTGCCGGGATCGCAATCGCTCTCACTTAGCTGCCCGTGTAACGAAATCCTCTACGAGGGAACACGCGGACCGGGTAAAACTGCCGCGCAGCTGGCGCGTTTCCGTCGCCTCGTCGGTCTGGGCTATGGCTCGTTCTGGCGTGGCGTGATTTTCGATACCGAATATAAAAACCTCACCGACATCATCACGCAGTCAAAGCGTATGTATCGCCTGTTCAATGACGGGGCACGCTATCTCGCGTCTGCGTCAGAGCTGCGCTGGGTATGGCCTACGGGCGAAGAGCTTCTCTTCCGTTTCGGAAAAGAAGAGAGCGACTACTGGGACTATCACGGGCAGGAATTCCCGTTCATTGGCTTCAACGAACTGACAAAGCAGCAGTCGGCCGAGTTCTACGAAATGATGTTCTCCTGTCGACGCTCATCGTTCCGGCCTGAGAACTACCCGCTTGCTAACGGCTCTCTGCTTAGGCCGATCCCGCTTGAAACGTTCAGCACGACTAACCCCTTTGGTATCGGCCATACGTGGGTGAAGAAACGCTTCATAGAGCCAGCGCCTCGCGGCACCATCATTCGCGAAACGCAGCGGGTCTTTAACCCTCAGACCGAGAAAGAAGAGGATGTGACGCTTACGCGCGTTGCAATTCACGGTTCGTTCAAAGAGAACCCGTATCTGGATCCTCAGTACATCGCGACGCTGATGGCTATCAAAGACCCGAACCGGCGCAAAGCGTGGGTAGAGGGCTCGTGGGATGTGACTAGCGGCGGACGCTTTGACCATCTGTGGAATGAATCGCTGCACGTTATTAAGCCGTTCCGCATACCGGATAGCTGGACCGTTGATCGCTCTCACGACTGGGGCGAGTCGAAGCCGTTCTCCAACCTGTGGTGGGCGCAGGCTGATGGCACTGCAGCTGAGTTACCTGATGGCCGGCAGTTCTGTCCGCCTGCCGGCTCTCTTATCCTGATCGGCGAGTGGTATGGCTGCCCGCCGGATGAGCTGAACAAGGGCCTGAATATGTCGTCCACGAACGTCGCGAAAGGCGTGGCATGGATTGACAAGCGACTGGTTGGCGAAGATGCAGATGAGCCGGAAGAGATTCAACTCGACGGGGTTACGCAGGGTCAGTTGCACATTATGTCTGGCATCTGCAGCGAGGCTATTCCGGGGCCAGCTGACGGCGCGATATTCAACACCGGGGATAACGAGTTATCGATTGCTCAGAAGATGGGAAGTCAGGGCGTTGAATGGCTTGCTGCCGACAAAAAACCAGGCTCTCGCATCAATGGCGCGTCGATATTCGCTGACATGCTGGAAGCTGTAATCGAAGGTAAGAGGTTGGAAGCAGGCGTGCCTGAGAAGCCAGCCTTCTACGTTTTCGACTACTGCCGAGGCTGGATTAGCCGTATCCCTGTGCTTGTCCGCGACGATAAAAACCCTGATGACGTAGACACCCAGCAGGAAGACCACGACTGGGATGGTACACCGATCTCCATCGGTAAGACCGCCGCTCTGTATCGCGTGTCCAGCGACGCTGGCAAGGTGCACCGCACCCTGACCGGCCATGTGCCGGAAGAGCTGGATAAAGTCATCTACGACGAAGCCGGTGACCCGATCCCTATCTTCAACACCGGCTACAGCCGTGAGTGGAACGGCATGCAGTCGGAAAACCTGGACGCAATGGCCGACGACCAGGAAGCTCATGTAGCGGCGATCCGTGAAGACATGGCTGATTACATGCTGTCCGGTGATGAGAAGGTGAAGGTTAAGGGCTATGTCGGCGCCGGTATCACCAACCACGCCAATAGCAACCAGGTAGATCTGAGCGCTTCCGGTCTTAACATCGACCTGACCACCGCGACACCAGACTAGATGGTCGCGTTCTTTACCGGGCCGTTTGCGAAGCTTCTGGACGATAACTACGTGCAGGAGAAAGTGAAGGCCTGGGTATCACCTGACATCATGCGCAACATGAGCAAGCCGTATTCTGACTCCGCAGACTTCAAAGAAGGCACTGTGCTGGAATATATCTTGCGTTATGGCCGCATCGAGTCTGTGAACCAGACCTTTAAACTGATCGGTACCGGGATATATACCGCGCCAACGACGACAAAGTACCACGGAGTCGGGGATTGTTACCACGCCGGGAGCAATTTCTATAGTGCTACGATTGAACACGCATCACATGGAATTCACGCCTCGGCAAAATCACAATCAGATCTCGATGGCATTTACAGTCGTGTAAAAGCCCGGCTGTCTGAGAGAGGAATATCGGTGCATTAAAATAAATAATGCCTCCAGTCATGGAGGCATATTAATAAATTCTCATGTTATATTACGGATTATCATCCAGGTTGATACTGGAAGTGGCCGATCCATCGGATGTCACGTTAGACGGGGAGTTCCAATCTCGTCCGAGTAATGCATCATTATTTTTCTTACGCCTGATATTTGGGTCATTTATGACACCATCAGTTAACTTTTGATGATCTTGAATATGAGAGTCTTGTGATGGTGGGTCGATAGTAGTTGGCCCAGAACTGCGCATGGTATAAACAGAACCAGTTTCGTCACTTATTGTGCTTTTCCACTTTCCGTTACTTAAGTAAGTATCCTCCCCGCCAAATGCGTTTGGCATGCTGTTTGATGTAGTTCCGTCATCATTGATACAGAAATGGCCGCCAATAGCGTTTGGTTCGCATTCTGTCGCGTTGACGACCTGAGAGATTAGTGTGGTGAAAAATATTCCCACGCATAATGTTTTATTTACCATTGCCAAAAATCTCATTAAATTCCCATGAAGCCATCATAGTTCAGATTTTATTTCTGCCTGTTAAACATAGTAACTGATTGTTTTTGTGTGGTTCTCATTGAATGTTTCATGAGGATGTTTAATATGCATTCGAGTGTGACCGCTGTATATAAAAACAGTTCTATTGTGAGATTCTGATCATGCCACGTACAGCAGACATTGAGGCCGCCTGGTTCCTGTCAATTGTCATTGAGCCTAACGGTCGGCGCACAGTCACGACAAGCCGGTTTATCTGCGAGCTGGAAGCTGTGAAATGGATATGGTCGGCGAAGCAGGCCAACCAGTGGGTGGAAAACTACGTAACGACGTTCCGGGACGTGTCTACTGAGAAAGGCGACAACCGCACTTTCCAGCTGTTCAATCCGAACGGAGGGCTGTGATATGGGGTTTCCTTCTCCCGCCACTGACTATGTAGAGAAGCGTCTTTCACCTGATTCTCTGTGCGGCACCGGGCCGAATACCCGGATCATCGAAACTGACTCGGGTTATGCGGTGATAGATGTGTCGCTGAAACCCCAACAGTAG